CGACGTCTACGGCTACGGCTACGGCTACGGCTACGGCTACGGCAACGGCTACGTCTACGGCTACGGCTACGGCTACGGCTACGGCGACGGCGACGGAACCGTGGAATCCGGACGAAAGATTCGCGCCCTGAAGGAGACGAAATGACCGACCCGATCAAGTGGAGCAATGCCCCAGACCGCACTTCGTGGGGCCACGGCATGATGGTGGCCGATATCGCCCTCGACCGCGATCACACTTTGACCCTGTTCTGCGAGGCGGATCAGACAGCGAAGGTCGATGCAATGTTTGCCGAGGTCGAGAGGCTGCGGGAGGCGCTGAAGGAGCCGGTCAGCCGCGACTGCGCGGCGGTGGACGCCGCCATCCGCGCGAGGTCGGTGTGACACCGATGCTCGACGATCTCGCGCAGCACCTCGACGAGGAGGAGCGTCGCACCGGGTCGCAGCTCGCCGAGCTGCTGATGCCGCCGACGTACATCGCGATGGTGGCTGCCGAGTTCGGGCTACCCTATGAGACCGACGACTACCTGTCACTGCGGCTGTCTGGCGACCGTTACCTCGCCGTCATGCCGGCCACCGTTCACTGAGGAGCTTTCATGTCGCAGCACCCGATCGCACCCCTGCTCATGCGGGTGTGCACCTCGCACCACTGGGTGCGTACCGACGGCAAGCCGTCGCACCTGAGCGAGCCGATCACCGCCGAGGTGATGGACCGCCACTTCGCAGGGACGACCCTCTGCGGGGCGTGCCCGATCGTGCCGGGCAAGAGCACGACCCGCGTCGCCCTGCTTGACCTCGATTCCCACAAGGGCGAGACGCCGTGGCCGGAGATGCTCGCCACCGCCCGCCGCATCCGCGACGAGCTGGCCGCCTACGGCCTGCACGTGACCGCGTGGAGATCCTCCGGCGGGTCCGGGCTGCACCTGTACCTCATCTGGGACGTGCCGCAGGACGCCCGCAGCGTGCGGGTGCAGCTCGCATCCTGCCTCGAAGCGGTCGGGCTGCGGCCCGGTACGAAGGGCGTGGCCCACGGCGAGGTCGAGGTCTTCCCGAAGCAGGACGCGGTCGCCGCCGACCGTTTCGGGTCAATGTTCATCCTGCCTATGGGGGGTAATACGGCCTCGGAGCTGATGACCGAGGAGCCGTGGCAGGTGAGCGAGCCCGTCCCGGTCGCCCCGCCCAAGCCCGAGCGCACGCGCAACCCGGTCGACGCGCCGGGGCTGGACGTGCTGCGCGACGCGCTGCTGTCGATCCCCAACGACGACCTGCCGTACGACACGTGGCGCAACTACGTCTTCGGCGTGCACCACGCGGTGGGTGACGCGGGTCTGGACCTCGTGCACGAATGGTCGAGCCGGTCGAGCAAGTACGACCCGGACTTCCTCGACGAGGAGGTCTGGCCGCACATCCGCAGCGACGGGCCCAACCCGATCACCGCGGCCACGATCCTCAAGGACGCGGCTGCCGCGGGCTGGCGGGGTCTTCGCGTGACCGAGGACATGCTCGACGACCCGCTGCCGGAGGTCACCGCCAAGCGCAGGCGGTTCCACGTCGAGCAGGCCGCGCTCTTCTCCGCCGGCAGCCCGCCGAGCTGGATCGTCAAGGGCGTGATCCCGCGGGCTGATCTGGGCGTCGTGTACGGGCAGTCGGGGGCGGGCAAGAGCTTCTTCGTCCTCGACCTGCTGATGTCCGCCTGCCGGGGGCTCGCGTGGAACGGGCGCCGCACCGAGCGCATCCGCGCGGTGTACGTGGCGGCAGAGGGCAAGGCGGGGGTGCGGTATCGGCTGCAGGCGTACGCCACCCAGCACGGGATCGACCTGTCCACCGTCTCGCTGGGCGTGGTCGGGTCGACGCCGAGCCTGCTCTCGGCCGAGGACGTGCGCGACCTGATCAACTCCATCCGCAGCTACGGCGACCCGGACTTGATCGTCTTCGACACCTTCGCGCAGGTGACCGCCGGAGGGGACGAGAACAGCTCGACCGACGTGGGCCTCGCACTCGAGCACTGCCGGGTGATCGGGGCGGCGTTCAACGGGATGGTCATGCTGGTCCACCATGCGGGCAAGGACGCGTCCAAGGGCTCGCGCGGCTGGTCAGGGATGCGCGGTGCGGCGGACGTGGAGATCGAGGTCATCCGGGAGGGGGAGCGGCGGTCGGCGAAGGTGACCAAGCTCAAGGACGGGGAGGATGGGTCGGAGTTCGAGTTCCGGCTCGAGCCCGTCACGGTTGGCATCGACTCGGATGGGGATCTGCTGACCTCGTGCGTGGTGGAGTACGACCTGCGGGCGCCGGGGCGGGAGCCGGTGAAGGTGCGGCGGGGCAAGCTCGAGCAGTCGGTGCTCGACGCGATTCAGTACCTCGCGGACCACAAGAAGGCGGCCACCTCGTCGGCGGTGGTGGCGGAGGCGATGACGTACCTGCCGGGGGTGGCGAGGAAGAACGTGAGCCGCGCTCTGGCGGCGCTGGTTGAGGAGGGCGCGGTCTACAGGGAGGCAGGCGAGTACCTTGTGCAGGGGGTCATTGGGCCGGTGGTGAGCGATTCGCGAGCCGTGGGAGGGGTGAATGACATCCTGTAAAAAACTGCAGCGTGCAGAAAATTACATGTCAGGATCGTCAGGGAATGTCAGCCAATCCCTTAATGAGCCGCTCAAGAGCTTATTGAGCCGACCCGAAAAAGGGGTGTTTTCGTGTCTCAATAGGCTCAATAAGCTCTTTATCCCCGATTTTTTGGCGTCTGTAATTTTTTGCACGCCCTACACCTTTCTTCCTTAGAAGAAAGGTGAGGGTGCGTGCATTACAGAGAGCCTTTTGAGACCAGTCGGAGGTGGTGAGATGGTCAACACGGTGCTGCGGTTGCAGGAGTTTGCAAACCTGCGGATGGACCCACTGCCCGGAAGGTCTGGACTCAGCGGCGCCGCCAACCCGAATGCGAAGGTGACCCGAAAGATCGTGGACCTGATCCGCGAGATGCACGCGGCCGGCTGGCCGTACTCGGCTCTCGCGGTGGCGTTCGGGCTGTCGAAGACCGGGGTGGCGCGGATCTGCAGGAGGGAAGTGTGGCGCGAGTAGGGCTGGGGCTTGCGAGGCGTGCGCAGGAGGCACGATCGCAGCCCGGTTGATGCTGGGGTACTGCCTCGAGCCGATCGCGTCTCTGGCGCGTTTCTGAGGCTTATGCGAAAGCTGATGATCGATATGTGGGGATCGAATAAGTGCGCAAGGATCGGATGACCAAGGGCACGCCGCCGCCGGCCGCGGACGGCTGGACCGAAGACGCGGTGCTGGTCGAGCCTGATGGGCTCGAGTGGCAGCTGTTCGGCAGGCTGAACCCGGCTGACACGCGGTGGAGGAATTTCAAGCTGGTGGCCGTGGGCCGGGCCAAGCACAAGGCCAACTTCTGGTTCGGCATGCACGTGGTGAGCGGGCGGGTGGCGTTAGCTCGAGACCTGACCACGCTGCGGGAGCACCGGCCTGCGCTGCATGCTGCGGTGCTGCAGGTCCTGAGCAGGCAGGTCGAGCCGCTGCCGCTGTAGACGAGGCGGGAGTGCACCCCGTAGGGTTCGCCCCGCAATGGACCCCAACGACCTCGAGCCCCGCCGTACCGCCAAGTTCGACGACTACGCCCGCGAGACCTTCCTTGCGGCGCTTCGCGTCGTCCCGAACGTGAGCCGCGCCTGCAGGCTGGCAGGCATCTCACCGGCTACCGCGAACCGGGCCAAGGCCGCGGACGAGGCCTTCGCTGCCGAATGGCTCGAGGCGATCGAGGAGGGCGTCGAGCGGATGGAAGAGGAGGCGCACCGGCGCGCGTTCGTCGGCTATCCCGGCAGGCCTGTGATCCACAACGGCGAGGTCGTGGCCGAGATCACCGAGTACAGCGACGGGCTCGCCACGCTCCTGCTCAAGGCGCACAAGCCGTCGAAGTACCGCGACAACGTGAACCTGACCGGCGAGCTGACGCAGACCGTCAGTGCCGACGATGCGGCTACGAAGATCGCCGCCCTGCTGCGGCTGGCCGCGGGCCGCAGGGAGATGGACGACATCCTGTGACGCCGGCCGAGATTCAGGAGCTGGTGCGCTACCTCACCCCGGCCGAGAAGGCCGAGCTCGAGAAGCTGCTGCAGGTGCCGATGCCGCTGTGGATCCCGCAAGAGGGGCCGCAGCTCATGGCCTACGAGTCGCAGGCCGACGTCATCGGCTACGGCGGTGCGGCAGGTGGCGGCAAGACTGACCTCGCGCTCGGCAAGGCGTTGACCCGGCACCAGATTGTGCAGTTCTTCCGCAAGGAGGGGACCGAGCTGACCGGCGCGATCGACCGCATGGCCGAGATCGTGGGACACCGCAACGGCCTCGGCGGCAAGCCGCCGATCTGGCGCAACCCGGGCGGGACGGTGCGGGTGATGGAGTTCTGCTCGATCCCCAACCCGGGCGACGAGCGCAAGTATCAGGGCCGGGCGAAGGACCTGCTGGTGCTCGACGAGGCAGCCAACATGCTCGAGTCGCAGGTGCGGTTCCTGATGGGCTGGGTGCGGTCGGTGGACCGTGCGCAGAAGACGCAGACGCTCATGCTGTTCAACCCGCCGACCACGGTCGAGGGTCGGTGGATCGTGAGCTACTTCGCGCCGTGGCTGGACCGCAAGCACCCGAACCCGGCCAAGCCGGGCGAGCTGCGCTGGTTCGCCATGATCCGGGGCGAGGAGACCGAGGTCGCCGACGGCCGGCAGTTCTACGACCGCGGCGAGCTGATCATCCCGCAGTCGCGCACCTTCATCCCGGCCCGCGTGGCCGACAACGCATACCTCAAGGGGACGGGATACATGGCACAGCTGCAAGCGCTGCCCGAGCCGCTGCGCAGCCAGATGCTGTACGGCGACTTCGACGCAGGGACCGAGGACGATCCGCAGCAGGTGATCCCGACCGCGTGGGTCGAGGCTGCCATGGCCCGGTGGAAGAAGCTCGAGCCCAAGCCGCCGATGACGTCGATGGGCCTCGACGTGGCGCGGGGCGGGCAGGACAACACGGTCATCTCGACCCGGCACGGGATGTGGTTCGACGAGCTGACCGTCTACCCGGGCGCGCAGACCCCGGACGGCGAGACCACGGCCGCGCTCGCGATGGCCAAGTTGCGCAACGCAGCCCCGATCCACATCGACGTGATCGGCGTGGGCTCGAGCCCGTTCGACGTCCTGCGCGGGCTGCGGCAGCAGGTGATCGGTGTCAACGTCTCGACCAGCCCGACCGCGCTCGACAAGTCGGGGCTGCTGTCGTTCTCGAACCTGCGCAGCCAGCTGTGGTGGAAGATGCGCGAAGCGCTGGACCCGCTCGCCAACAACGGGATCGCGCTCCCGCCCGACAAGCGGCTGCTGCTCGACCTGTGCACCCCGAAGTGGAAGGTCGTCGGCAAGACCATCCAAGTCCAGTCGCGCGAGGAGATCATCGACAAGCTGGGCCGGTCGCCGGACTACGGCAGCGCGGTCTGCCTCGCCCTGATCGACACCCAGAACAGGATGCAGACCGAGCAGCAATTCCCGCAGCGTGCACTCCCTGCCGAGGGTGGCGACTACAATCCGCTCGACTTTATCCGTCAGAGGGACTGACATGGGACTCGAAGCCGCGACCATCGCAGCGATCGGCGCAATGATGTCGGGCACGGCTGCGCTTGCGACCGCGACGAAAGGTGGCCCGGGCATGCAGGCGCCGGTGACGCCCGAGGCGCCGCCTCAAGCCGGCAAGACCCCGGACCGCGAGAGCGTGAAGCGCAAGACCAGCGAGTCGGTCAGCGCTGGAGCGCCGTCGAGCACGCTGCTGACCGGACCCGCAGGCGTCCAGCTTGACGCCGGCATCCTCGGCAAGAACACGCTGCTGGGCGGCTGATGGACTACAGCACCCGGATGTTCAAGAGCTACAGCGACTACATGTCGCTGCTCGGCGCTCTCAAGACGGAGCGGTCCAGTTGGGACTCGCTCTACCGCGAGGTCTCCGAGAACTTGTTCGTCCGGGGTGCGCGGATGCAGCGCACCGAGCGCAACCGCGGCGATCGCAAGACCGACTACAACCGGATCCTCGACCCGTACGCGACGCGAGCTCGCAGGATCCTGACCGCGGGGCTGGTGGCAGGCATGAGCAGCCCGGCCCGGCCGTGGCACAAGCTCGCGATCGACGACGAAGATCTGATGGAGTACCAGCCGGTCAAGGAGTGGCTCGAGCTGGTGACCGTGCAGCAGCGCAACATCTTCGCCCGGTCCAACACCTACCGCGCGCTCGCCCAGATGTACGACTCGATCGGGGCCTTCGGCACCTCGCCGATCGTGATCAAGGAAGACTACGAGGACGTCGTCTCGTGCCACCCGGTCCCAACCGGTGAGTTCTACATCGCGACCGATGACAAGGGCAACGTCACGCTGCTGATGCGTGAGTTCGAGATGACCGTCGGCCAGATGTTCCTCGAGTTCGGCGAGAACAACTGCAGCCATACCGTCCGCAACCTGTACCAAAACGGCAAGGGCATCCACAGCTGGGTGCCTGTCGTGCAGGTGATCCAACCCCGGCACTGGTCGGACAGGCAGGGTCAGATCGGCGGCGCGGGTATGGAGTGGGCTTCGTGCTACTTCGAGCTGTCGCAGGAGAATGAGGACAAGATGCTGGCCCACCGCGGCTACCGCCGGTTCCCGGTGGTGTGCGCGCGCTGGGACGTGATGGGCGGCGACGTCTACGGGACGAGCCCCGGCATGGAAGTGCTCGGCCATGTCGAGCGGTTGCAGCACCACCAGCTCCGCAAGTCGCAGGCGATCGACTACATGGTCAAGCCGCCGCTGCAGGTGCCGGCGTCGATGAAGGACAACCCGGTGCGCACACTGCCCGGCGGGGTCAACTACGTCGACATGGCCGGGCCGGGCCAGACGATCAAGAGCGCGTGGGACGTGAACCTGCGGCTCGACGCGATGCTGCTCGACGTGCAGGATCTGCGCAAGATCATCGACCAGACGTTCTACACCGACCTCTTCCTGATGATCTCGATGGACGATCGGTCGAACGTGACCGCGCACGAGATCGCAGCCCGCAACGAGGAGAAGCTGCTGATGCTCGGCCCGGTGCTCGAGCGTCTGCACGGCGAGTGCCTGCGCGGGCTGATCGAGGCGACCTTCGCCCGGCAGATGGAAGCCGGCATGCTGCCCCCGCCCCCGGAGGAGCTGCAGGGCAAGGAGGTCAACGTCGAGTTCGTCTCGATGCTCGCGCAGGCGCAGCGCGCGATCGGCACGCAGTCGATCGACAGGCTGATGACCTTCGTCGGCACGATCGCTCAGGTGCAAGCGGGTGCGGGCATGAAGCCGACCGTGCTGCACAAGGTCGACATGCTCGAGGCGGTGGACGCCTACGCCACCATGCTCGGCACCGACCCGAGGCTCGTGATCCCGGACGACGTGATCGAGGAGCGGCTTGCGGCCGAAGAGCAGGCCGCGCAGCAGGCCGCTGCCATGGAACAGATGGCCGCCGCCGCCTCGGCCGCGAAGGACGCGGCTGCCGCCGTGCCGCAGGAAGGCAGCGCGCTGCAGCAGGCGATGGGCGCGGTGCAGGGCTACACCACCGAGGGTGTCCTGCCGTGAGCGGGTACGTCTACGTTCCGGACGACCCGCTCATCGGCGACTACCCCGGCCCGGTCGGGGCTGCGAGCACGCTCAACCCCGTGGAGTACGAGCCCGAAGAGTCGAGGCCGATCGGCTTCTTGTGGAAACTTTCGCCCCCGGCCCTCGAGTGGGACGACGTCGCACTGTGCGGCGGGTAGTGCACTCGTCCAGAAACCCATAGCGTAGGATCACGATCGTGAGTGGTGAGGAAATGCTTGCAGCGTTCGACAAGTCGGGTGCGGCGGCCGCAGCTCAAGAGGCTGAACTGGTGGCCGCGCTCGAAGAACGGGTGCTGGGGGATGACCTCAAGCTCTTGATGTCCAACGCAAGCGGCCGCCGCTGGATGTGGTGGCTGCTCAGTGAATGCAGGGTCTTCCATTCCAGCTTCTCCACCTCTGCGCTCGACATGGCACGCCGTGAGGGACGTAGGGAGATTGGGCTGCTGCTGATGGGGAAACTGAACACCCTCTGCCCGGAACGGTACGAGGAGATGCGCAAGGAGCAGGTAAATGGCGGACGCAAACGGAACCGACGCTCAAACGATCAGCAGCGAGACGGGGACGGGGAGTAACACCGAGGTCGCAGCAGCAACACCCGAAGTTGCAGCACCTTCCACGCCGGCGGCAGATACGCCGGTCGAGTACGAGTTCAAGCTGCCCGAGGGCGTGAAGCTGGACGAGGAGATCCTCGGCCAGTTCAAGTCCGAAGCACAGAGTCTGAAGCTCCCGGCTGACAAGGCACAGGCCCTCGTCGACATGGGTGCGAAGTCGGTGCAGAAGGCGATGGACGCGGTGCTCGAAGCCGACAAGGCGCGACGCGCTACGTGGGCTGCGGAAGCGGAATCGGACACCGAGTTCGGAGGGCCGCAGTTCAAGGAGAACCTCGCCGTCGCAAAGACCGCGATCGAGACGTTCTCCCCCAAGCTGAAGACCTTTCTGGACGAGACGGGACTGGGCAACCACCCCGACATGATCCGGTTCGCTTTCAAGGTGGGGCAGCTCATCAAGCAGGACGGATTCGTGAACGGTAAGCGAGTCGGTCCAGAAGGCGCTCCGACGATCTCGAAACAACGGGATCATGCGAAGACGCTGTACCCGAACATGAAGTAACCCCTTCCTTCTCAGGAGTAAGACACCATGGCAATTCTCGGACAACGCGGTCAGATCACGCTGACCGACTGGGCCAACTCCATCGACCCGGATGGCAGCGTCGCATCCGTCGCTGAGCTGCTCACGCAGCAGAACGCGGTTCTCACGGACATGCCGTGGATCGAGGGCAACCTGCCCACCGGCCACCGGTCGACCATCCGCGCGGGCCTGCCGACGCCGACGTGGCGCCAGCTCTACCGCGGCGTCGTGCCGACCAAGTCGGTGCGCGTGCAGGTCGAAGACGCGTGCGGCATCCTCGAGGCTCGCAACGAGGTCGACAAGGATCTGGCCGAGCTGAACGGCAATTCGGCGGCGTTCATGCTGTCGGAAGCCACCGCGCAGCTCGAGGGCATGAATCAGGCCTTCGCCTCGACGCTGATCTACGGCAACGTCGCGCTGAACCCCGAGCGGTTCACCGGCTTCGCCCCGCGCTTCAACGCTCGCTCGGGCTTCCCGGCGGCGGCGAACGTGATCCACGCAGGCGGCTCGACCAACGGCCAGCAGACCTCCGTCTGGCTGGTGGGCTGGGGTCCGAACACCGTGCACGGCATCTTCCCGAAAGGCTCGCAGGCTGGCCTCGTGCGGGACGATCTGGGCGTGATCGACGCGTTCGACGACCAGACCCCGGCTGCTCGCTTCCGCGCGCAGGCCGAGCGGTTCCAGTGGAAGTGCGGTCTGGCCGTGAAGGATTGGCGCTACATCGCCCGCATCTGCAACGTCGACGTGCCGAACCTGCTGGCCACCACCGGCTTCGCGGACGTCGCCAAGCTGCTGGTGCGTGCCTTCGCCCGCCTGCCCAACCCCGGCATGTCCACCCCGCGCATCTACTGCTCGCGCGCCGTGTACACCGCGATGTCGATCCAAGCTCTGGACAAGAGCCAGAACGCAATCGCGATCCAGCCGGCGATCCAGCAGTACGGTGACGTGTCGCCGGGCAACGCCGGCAACGGCGGAACGCTGACCTTCCTCGGCGTCCCGGTCCGTGTCGTCGACGCGATCCTCGACACCGAGCAAGTGGTCCCGGCGTAATCGTCCCCCAGCACAGGAGAAGCACATGATCATCGATCGGCAAAACACCTTCAACCCGCTGGGCGACGGGCTCACCGCTGCCACCAACGGCGGCTGGCAAGCAATCCGCGGCGCGGCAACCTACATCTCGACGGATCAGATCGATCTGTCGCAGATCGCGGTCGCCTCCGGCGTCACGTGGGACTGGGGCATCGGCGAGACGCCGTTCCTCGTGATCCGCGTCGGCACCGCCTTCGCGGGCGGCACCAACGTCACGTTCAACCTGCTGTCCGCGGACGTGGCGCCCGGCATGACTGGCAACCCGACGGTCCACTTCACCACCGGCGCGGTCGTCACCGCCTCGCTGACGGCGAATACCGAGATCGCGCGGGTGCGGCTGCCGTCGGGCGCGTACCGCCGGTTCCTCGCCATTCAGGCGATCTCGACCGGCACGTACACGGCCGGTGGTATCGACGCGATGCTGGTGCTCAACGTCCAGCGCAACGTGACGATGCCGTCGGGCTTCACGCTGCCGGCAGCGGTGTAATGGGGGCGGGGGCTCTTCGGCCCCCGCTTTTCTCAACGAAGGAAGGACTCAACATGGCGAACATCCGCCCAGCTATCGCACTGCAGCGCCTCTACGACGGCAATCGTGTCATCGAAGAAGGCCAGACCTTCGACTACGACTTCGACCAGCCGTACAACGACCTCGCGCTCGTGGAGGCCGAAGAGGTCGCAGTCAGCGAGACGCGGCCGAAGGCCAGCAAGAAGAAAGCCGAAGACATTCTCTGACCCTGACCTGTGGCGGGAACCTCCTCCTTTCGCCGCAGGATTTTCAGCCCCGTTCGCGGGGCTGCTTTTTATAAGGTGAGAACATGAGCAGCGAGGTCGACATCTGCAACACCGCCCTGTCGAATCTCGGCAGCGCCGTGCAGATCACCAGCATCACCCCGCCCGACGGCACTCGCGAAGCTGACCTGTGTGCGCGGTTCTACCCGATCGCGCGGCGCGCGATGTACACCGCCGACTACAACTGGTCGTGGACGATCCGGCGCGACGCGCTGGTGCTTCTCACCGGCGAGGATGTGTCGAACTGGGAGTTCGCGTACGCGGTCCCGAACAACATGGTGCGCGTATGCGCCGTGCTGCCGGAGGGCTACACCGTCGACACGCAGCGCGTGTCGTACTCCGTAGAGGCGTCGAGCACGGGGTCGCGGATCATTCGCACCAACACCGCCGACGCGCAGATCAAGTACACGATCGACGCGACTGCACCCGGCCGGTTCTCGCAGGCGTTCATCAACGCGCTGGCACGACGGCTCACCTCGTACCTCGCG